AGATGCAAGAAGTGTAAAAGTAAGTGCAATTACATCATCAGGTAGTCAAAGTGTAAGCATCACAGAAATCGTTCAGTTAGTCACGGAGTAAAATGAAACTTATCACAGAAGAAGTCTCACAAGTCAATTTTTTTACCGAAGGTAAAGGAGTAGATAAAAAAATGTTTATTGAGGGTATTTTCCTTCAGGGAGACATTTGTAATCGTAATGGAAGAATGTATCCGATGCAAACTCTTGCTCGCGAGGTCAATCGATATAATGAAAACTTTATTTGTAAGGGTCGTGCTTTAGGAGAGTTAGGTCATCCTGATGGTCCAACTGTAAATCTTGATCGGGTTTCTCATAAGATAGTATCTCTTGAGCAAAGTGGACAAAACTTTAGAGGAAAAGCGCAACTACTAGAAACACCTATGGGTAAAATTGCAAGATCATTAATTAATGAAGGTGTTTGTTTAGGAGTTTCTTCTCGTGGTGTAGGATCTCTTCGTATGACTAGCGAAGGTCATAAAATTGTTGGTGAAGATTTTATGCTGGCTACAGCAGCAGATCTTGTTGCAGACCCTTCTGCTCCTGATGCATTTGTATCTGGAATTATGGAAGGAGTTGAGTGGATTTATGATGCATCTAGAAATAGTTGGTTAATAGAACAATCTAAACGCAAAATTAACAATCTAGTTAGTCAAAAAGTTTTAGATGAACATAAGGTTCAGTTGTTCCAAGATTTTTTAGCAAATCTTTAAATTATAAATAAATATAGATTATAACACAAAATCTAAAATGTCCGTTGGTAAAAATTTACAAGAAATGGAAAACGTAGTAACCAAAGGGGCTTCACCTGCCGATCCTATGCAGAAAGTTACTGGATTAACTCCCGGACAGACTCCTGCTTATGAAGACTTAGGTGGTCCAACCCCAGATAATTATCGTCCCGATGACGATTCGGCTAAATTAAGAGATCCTTCACAAACTCTTTCTCAAGTTAAAGATGTAGTGAACGCAAAAGCATCTAAAGCAAAAAAAGATATGGGTATGACTGAAGAAGTCATAGAAGATGAAGATGAGATCGAATATGAAGAAGAAGAAGATGTAGTTTCAGAAGCTGCTTGTGAAGATGAAGATCAAGATCCAAAACCAAAGAGAAGTAAAAAATCTCCTAAAGAAGAAGAAGAAGATGGAAAAGGTGAAGAAGAAATGAAGGAAGACTTTGACATCGAAGAAGATGTTAATGCTCTTCTTGCGGGGGAAGACCTTTCGGAAGAGTTCCAAGAAAAGGCACGTACTATTTTTGAATCAGCGATTCGTTCTAAGATTTATGAAATCAAAGAAGAATTGCAAGAAACATACGAAAATGCGTTATTGGAAGAAGTTCAATTTATTAAAACTGAACTTACTGAGCGTGTAGACGCTTATCTTGAGTATGTTGCGGATGAGTGGATTTATGAAAATGCACTCGTAGTTGAGCAAGGTCTTAAGACCGAGATGACTGAATCATTCCTACAAGGAATGAAGGGTCTTTTTGAAGATCATTATGTTTCAATCCCTGAAGATAAATATGATGTAATCGAGAATATGGTAGATAAACTTGATGAAATGGAAGAAAAACTCAACGAGCAAATTGAAAAAAATGTTGCTCTAAACAGTAGATTAGCCGAGTCGGTTGCTGATGTAATTTTCTCTGATGTCGCTGAAGGTCTTGCAACCTCTCAGAAAGACAAACTCGCTTCTCTTGCCGAAACTGTTGAGTTTGATAGTGAAGCAAACTATCGTGAGAAACTAGCAATCCTGAGGGAGTCTTATTTCCCAACCAGAGCAACTGGTACTCAAAGAGATTACTCTGAAACTTTATCTGAGAGTACTGATGTTCAGTCTTTACAACCTATGGTTGATGGAAGAATGGCATCATATCTTCAGACTTTAGATAGAGTAGCCAAATCGTGATTTTTTTAATCATAACAAATCAAACAAAAACATTAAAAAGGTAAAGACAAATGCAAATGTTCAATGCAGAATATTTGCAGGAGAAGTGGGCACCAATCCTAGACTATTCGGGATTGGATCAGATCAAAGATTCACATCGCAGATCTGTAACCGCCATCCTGCTAGAAAATCAAGAAAGAGAACTCCGCGAAGAGCGTGACTTTCTTTACGAAGCTCCATCAATGGGAACTGGATCTAGTGGCAGTGGTGCCGGATTCGGCGGTAGTGCTCAAGGTGTAAGTGGATCGCCAACCGCTGGTTTCGATCCAGTTCTAATTTCACTAATTAGACGCTCGATGCCTAATCTGATCGCTTATGACCTGTGTGGCGTTCAACCAATGAACGGTCCTACTGGACTTATTTTTGCAATGCGTTCCCGCTATAGCAATCAGACTAGTGGAACAGAAGCATTCTATGGCGAATCTAATTCAGCATTCTCTGGTCAGGATGCAGGATTTGATGTAACAACCGGATTTACCGGTGCTTCCGTTGGTATGGGTACAACTACTCAAGGTGGAAACAACCCAAGTATTCTATCAGGAAGCAACCAGGCATCCAATGCTGGTGTTGGAGATGATCAATATAACGTTGGTCAGGGTATGCGTACCGATAGCTCTGAAGCACTCGGAGATGCTGCTGGAAACAACTTCAACGAAATGGCTTTCTCGATTGAGAAAGTCACCGTGACTGCAAAGTCAAGAGCACTCAAGGCTGAGTACTCACTTGAGCTTGCTCAAGACCTCAAGGCAATTCACGGTCTGAATGCAGAAGCTGAACTTGCTAATATTCTCTCTACAGAGATTCTTGCTGAAATTAACCGCGAAATTATTCGTACCGTTTATAAGATTGCCAAGCCAGGTGCTCAGTCAAATACTGCAACTGCCGGTACTTTTGACCTCGATGTGGATTCAAACGGTCGTTGGTCTGTTGAGAAGTTCAAGGGTCTTATCTTCCAAATCGAGCGCGATGCAAACGCAATCGCCCAACAAACTCGTAGAGGAAAGGGTAATATGATTCTTTGCTCCGCAGACGTTGCTTCGGCACTTGCGATGGCAGGAGTTCTTGATTATACCCCTGCACTGAATGCAAACTTGAACGTTGATGATACCGGCAATACTTTCGCCGGAGTTCTTCAAGGCAAGTATAAGGTTTATATTGATCCTTATTCTGCAAACGTGGCAGCAGCTAACCAATTCTATGTTGTTGGTTATAAGGGTTCATCTCCTTATGATGCAGGACTATTCTATTGTCCTTATGTGCCACTTCAGATGGTTCGTGCCGTTGGTGAGAACACTTTCCAACCAAAAATTGGATTTAAGACTCGTTACGGTATTGTTGCTAATCCTTTTGCTGAAGGTACTTCACAAGGTCTGGGTGCACTCAATACGAATGCAAACACCTACTACAGAAGAGTTAAAGTTGCAAATCTTATGTGAGTCTTTCTCACATATATTTCAGGGGAACCTTCGGGTTCCCTTTTTTATTGGTTATTTTTATTCTCAATGATTTATAAATACTTAAAAAATGAAATCATTCAAACAATTTATAATGGAAATGGATGAAACTATTAATGATCTTAAGCAACCAACAAAAGTTGGTCCAAATAATGCATTTCCAATGGATAAAAGAACTCAAGATAATTTAAATAGAGCGGCAAATACAAAAGGTGTAGAATTTAAACTTGAACCAGTAAAGATTAAGTAAAATGTCGTGTCCATTTCCTGGTCAAATTCAAAATAGAAACTTTCTGTCTCCAGTTGGTTTTAAATTTACCGTAGCAAAAGTTCCTAAAGTTGCATTTATGTGCAACTCTGCAAAAATACCAGAGATTCAATTATCTCTTGCTATTCAACCATCATACTTAAAAGATCTTGATATTCCAGGAGATAAACTTTCATATGGAGATTTATCTTTAAAATTTTTAGTGGATGAAAATATGGAAAATTATATGTCAATTCATAATTGGTTAACTGGTCTTGGATTTCCAGAATCACCTCAACAATATGATGATTTAATTACAATTCCAAATGATCAAACACAACCTCAAGATCCAAATAGTCTACTCACACAATATTTCGATAACACACAACCACAAGATCAAAAAAGAGCATTTAGTGATGGAAGTCTTTATATTTTAGATAGTAATTATAATACAAATGCAATTGTAAAATTTAAAGATTTATTTCCAATATCATTAACTTCTTTAGACTTTGATGCAACTCAAACAGATATTCAATATTTTACGGCAGATGTAACTTTTAAGTATACCGTGTATAATATTTTAGGAACAGACGGACAACTTTTATGAATTTGGATGAAATTCAGGGAATGTGGGATAGAGATTCTATCATAGACCCTGATAACTTACACGATGAGTCTTTAAAAATTTCTCAACTTCACGCAAAATATTATACTATCTACAATACAATAACTCTTCTTCGCGAAAAGGCAAGAGAAACTTATAATAAAGTTCGGTTAGAACGATATAACTACTACACAGGAAAGGCACCAGCAGAGGTATATGTCGAAGAACCATTTCCGTATAAGGTAAGAGAAAAGGATGCAATACAGAGGTATATGGACGCTGATGAGAGACTTTCAAAAATAGATTTAAAAATAAAATACTATGATATTACTCTTAAGTTTTTGGAAGAAGTAATCAAGATGATTTCGAATCGAAATTATTCCATTAAAAATACAATAGAG